TCCAGCTCTGCGTCCAAGGCGGCTATCCGGGTTACATGGACGGCGCGACGTTCGACTTTCGGCAACAGGTCGACGAATACGCCGAACTCTGCACCTACATCCGCGACGAAGGCTTCACGCCCGATGCTCGATAGTGACTTCGGCACTTTCGAGAGCGCCTTCCGGCGCTTCTCCAGTGCCTTTCGATTGAAAGCCAAGCCGGCCGATTTCGATGAGTTGACGCGCTTGTATTTCAAACTACTCAGCCACGCACCGCTCGATGCGGTGCTCAGTGCCGGCCGGCGATTGCTCGAAACTAGTCGCACGTTTCCGAAGCCGGCCGAATGGCTCGCCGCACTCAGCGAGATGGCACCCGCGGCCGCGGCCGGCGCCGATGTGCGCGTGATGTCCGAAGACGAAGCGCGTGACTACACGCGCGCCGAGCTGCTCCGCTATCAGGACGATGGGTGCTTCTGTCTACTCTGCCAGGACGCCGGCGTGACTCACCGATTTCTGCGATTCGTTCCGGAGTTCACCGACGATGGACGCGACGCGCGCGCGTGGCATCCGGGCAAAGGCCACGTAGTCACCGTTGGCCACTGGGCGCACGGTGACGAGCTTGCGCGGTGGTACGAGGCACGCGATCACTGTCTCGCGAATTGGCCGCGGCGTTTCACGCGCGCACTTCCGCCGGTGCTGGCGTGACTGACTCTGACTTGCACGCGAAGATGCCCGCGAACGTGATCACGAAAAACGTGACGATGCACGTCGAGGTGATCGGTGTGCGTGCGCTGCGTGTGCGTATCTGGCTCGCGGCGAAGTTGATTCGCCTGGCTGCGCGAATCGCCGGCGTGGGCATCGAGTTCAAAGGGATCGACACCGATGCGTGAGCCTCTCGAGTTCACGGTCTTCGGTGAAGCGCAACCGCAAGGGAGTGCGCGCGCGTTCGTGCCCAAGGGTCACAGCCGGCCGATCATCACGAGCGATAACCCGGACGTGAAGAGTTGGCGGCAGTTAGTCGGCGAATGCGCAAACGCGGCGCTGCTCCGATTGCCGCCGACCGATCGCGGCTTGTTAGTCGACGGCGTCCGTCTCTCGATTGCGTTCTATCTGCCGCGGCCGAAGTCGCTGCCGCGGAAATACACCGCGCATACCAAACGGCCCGACGTCGATAAACTCGTGCGCGCGTGCTGTGATGCACTCTCGCACGTGCTATTCGCTGACGACTCTCAGGTCTGCGAGCTAGTCACCGCGAAGTACTACGCGCGCGAAGGTGACGCACCGCACGTCGACATCCGGGTCGAAGCGACGGCGGCCGTCGAGCCCATCTCAGTGCCCGCGGCGCCGATGCCGCTCTTCGAGGTCGTACCGTGATCAAGATTTTCGAGCCCAGCGATCCGCTCGTGCTTAACGGCACATACGACGTCTACGGCTTCACACCCGCCGAGCGGCGCCGCGAGGCCCGCCAGCAACAGGAGTTAGTCACATGCCCAGTCGCAAATCGATCCACACCGCGAAGTGGCACCGCTGCGTCGAGAAAGTTAGTGCCCGCGGCGGCGTCTCCAGTCCGCACGCGATCTGCACCGCGTCACTCGGCCGCGGCGGCACGTTCAAAACGAGCGCGCTGAAGCGCGTCGGCAAACGGTAGGTGCACCGATGTATCCGATCCACCTCGTGCTCTACGTCTTCGCGCTCGTGTGCTTCGTGCTCGCGGCCTCGGGCGTCGCGGCCTCGCGCTTCAACTTAGTCGCGGCCGGCCTGGCTGCGCTCACCTTGTCGGTGATTTTCTGAAAGGACACGAGCCGATGAAAACCCATATCGAAGTGACGGCTCGCCGTGAAGGTGAGTTACTCCGCGCAGGGCTCGACGATCCGCAGGTCCGCGCGTTCGTGAAAGTCTGCGCGATCCTGAAGGCGCTGCCGACTGATCGCGCGCGATCGCGCGTGCTGCGTTTCATGAGCGAGTTGATGAGTGATCCCGACTTTGTGCGGGCGCCCGCGACAGCGGCGGAGACAGGTGCACTCGATGAAACCGAAACCGAAGAAAGTCGCTTACGAATTGATTGATCGCGCCGGCGAGGTCGGCCGACCGATGTACGCGTTGCTCGATGAGTTAGTCGACGCGCATCATGACGAACTCGCCGCGGCGCACATCGCGCTCGCCTGGAACACCGCGTGGAAGCCCGACGTCGACGGCCGCGTGACGCTCGGTAAGTGCCGCAAGGCGTCGGACCTCGATCGTGAGCTCGCGGAGTTCGACTTTGTGATCATCCTGCGACGTGACTTCTGGCAGCACGCGCAGGTGACGGCGTTGCAGCGTCGCGCGCTGCTCGATCACGAGTTGACCCATGCGACGGTGCGGCTCGACAAAGACGGTGAGCCCGTCATCGACGAGCGCGGGCGCCAGGTCTATCGCCTGCGCAAACACGACATCGAAGAGTTCGGCTGCATCGTCGCGCGCTACGGGCTCTACAAACGTGACCTCACGTGGTTCGTGGCTCAGGTCCCGAACGTGACGGTGCAGGAGCCGCCGACGTACGACGTCATGGGCGTGGCGCAGCCTGTTAATGCAGACGAGGCCGGCGAGCCGCTCGCCGCGGCCGCGGCCGACGGCGCCGATTGGTGGCACCGGTGAGGTAGCCCTTATGGCGAATCGTCTATCCGTTCGCGCTTTTCATAAGCCGCTCCAAGACGCCGGCTTGGTTCCGCCGAATACGCGACTGATGGATCTCGTGATTGGCGTTGATGGCGCGGTCGCTGTGACCTACGAAGCGTATCTCGACGTCGAACAGATCGAACGGCTAGGCCAGATCCTGATCGACGTCGCTCGACAGAATCAGGAACGTGGGAACCGTTCGGGTGAACCGTGAGGTTCTGTCTGCGGCCGCGCTGCCGCACGTTAGTCGCGCATGGGTACTGCCGCAAGCATGATCCTTTTCGTGACGCGGTGCGGCCGAATGCCGCGGTGCGCGCGCTCTATCGATCGCCGCGCTGGCGCCGCTTGCGCGCTCGCGTGCTCCGATCGAAGCCGGTTTGTGACTGCGGTGATCGGACCGTCGATGTCGATCATCGCATTCCGCACCGCGGCGATCTCGCGCTCTTTTGGGACGAAACTAACTTGCAGGCGCTCTGTCACGGGTGCCACGGCGCAAAGACGGGGCGCGGCTTGTGACGTGAAAGGAAACCCGCCGCGGCGGCGGGTTCGTTACCACACCAATCAACCTGGTAGGAGGACTGTTATGGCTAAGTCGAAGGATACCAAACCGAAGGCGACTGAGGAAATCACCGAGATCCTGAAAGTCTCGACGGGCACGTTCCACTCGTGCATTCTCGGCATGACCACGCTCGTGCACAATCGGCCCAGCGAAAAGGCGCAGCACGAATTGTTACTGCCTCGGGGTCGTAAGACGGCGATCGAACGTGCGACGACTCTGAAGCATGTGCCTCTCGATGAATTCAGAGCGTCACCGTACGTGCTGAAGGATCCCACCGCAGCGACGTTATTCGCCATTCGCGCCGCTGCCTTCAAAGGTGCGATGCGCGCGGCCGCGCTCGACATCCCAGGTGCAAAGAAAGCTCAAGTCGGCCGCTTAGTCCGAGTGGACGGCGATCACGGTGACTTGGTTGAAGTCTTCGGGATCCCGTTGCTGAAGATGGATGTGGTCCGATCGGCCGACATGAATCGCACACCCGATATTCGTACGCGCGCTGCGATGCGTGAGTGGGCTTGTCGCCTGACCATCACGTTTGTGAAGCCGCTGATTCGAGCGCAGGCGGTCGCAAATCTACTCGCGGCCGGCGGCATCATCGCTGGCGTGGGTGACGGCCGAGCCGAAAAAGGTGCGCTGAACTATGGTGCCTTTCGCGTCTGTGACCAAAACGATCCCGATTTCAAACGGATCGTGAAAACCGGTGGTCGCGCAGCGCAAGTCGATGCGCTCGCCCATCCGGTGCCTTATGACGATGAAACGGCCGAATTGTTGACGTGGTTCAGTGACGAGCTTGCCGCGCGCACCTTGCAAGGGCTCACCGATGCGCCCGCCCACGGTAACGGCCGTGAGCCCGACGACACGGATGATGATGCCGAGATGGCGGTGTAAGTCGATGACACTGACGAAGACGCAACTGCGTCGCCTGCGCTCGCTGGAGAATGCCGACGGTCAACTCACGCCGGCGCAGGTGGTGCGGGATGCCAAAAACAAACGTAGTCCGCTTCACGGCTTGTTCGATTGGAACCAACAGCGTGCCGCCGAAAAACACTGGCTGTGGCGGGCCCGTGAAATCATCGGTGCCGTGACTGTGGTCGTCACCAACGAAACGACCACGATCAAGGCGCCGATGTATGTGCACCTGCCGAACACGAAAGGCCAAGGGTATCAATCGGTCGCGACACTGCGGCAGAATCCCGATCACGCGCGCGAAAGTTTGATCTACACATTGGAAACGGCCGCGGGTCATGTCCGACGCGCGCTCGACTTGTCGGCGCCGCTCGGGTTACAGAATGAAATCCACGCGCTACTCGATGAAATCGTCGGTGTGCAGTTAGTGGTGAAACAGGTTGCCTGATTCGGCATGGGCGTTGCGACGGGCGGAACGCTTCTCAGGATATGGTCAGTTCCGGTTTGGCAGGTCGGGCAAGGCCCGTTATGGGTGACGCGAGTGGCGCGGAAGCTCGGCGCCTGGCTGCATGCGAAGGGCGCGGCGCGGTTAGATTGGGTATGGCCGGCTAGGTGTGACGGGACGAGATTGGATCAGCCTCACTCAGTTCCGACGCGGCCGACGTGACATCGGAGGCTTCGCGAGATCCGGCGTGACTCGCTCAGGCTCGGTTCGACGCGACAAGGCGCGCGATCTGACGCGGCCGATTCGGCTCGGCACGGTCGCGCGGGATCGTACCCGGCGGGGCGGGGTCGGGTTTGTTACGGCCGACAAAGATGCGGCGGGTAACGGCACGTCTATCCAGGCGCGTTCGGGCAAGGCGTGTTAGACAAGGCCGCCACGTCGCGATGCGGTAGCGATTGACGTGACATGAATGGAATGTTGAGGCATGACGGCGTGCGGCATGGCCGTTCTCGTGAGTCGCGGTAAGACTGGGCCACCCCGCTTTGGGCCAGTCTCGGGCGACAAGGCACGGTGCGGAAGGCAGGAAATACATGACGATTCAAGGTGACTGGCGCACCAGGCGCGTGTTAGTCGACGGGCGCGAGCTGCTGCCCGATCGCTCTCTCGAGGTCTGGAACCATAGTCCCACCGGTTTCAACTGGGGCTATGCTGGCAGCGGTCCTGCGCAGTTGGCGCTCGCGCTGCTGTTAGAGGCCGGCGTGACGCCGCACAAGGCGCGCGTACTGCATCAGCGATTCAAAGCCGACTGGCTGACGTGGTTGCCGCAGGGTGACTTTGTGACGGTGATCGACATCGCGGCCTGGGTCGCGCGCATCGAGGCCGAACGATCGTGACGATCGCCGCACCCGCCGATCGCGTCTCGACGGAATGGCTCACGGTCAAAGAGGCCGCGGCCCGCGCGAAATGCAGCGCGCAGTTGATTTACCGCGCGATTCACGACGGTCGCTTACGTGCCTCACGCCTCGGCACCAAGTATCAAATCCGCATCCTCGATACGTGGCTCGATGCGTGGCTGATTAGTCTCAGTACCCCGACGGTGATCAATCCTGACGCACCAGGCGAGCCCGCACCCGCGATCGGCCCGCGGCCTTTTCCGCGCAAATCTGGGCGATAAAGCATACGCTTTACTCCGCTATATCTTTCATGCTACGCTTCCCGCATGAAAACACATCGCAAGCCGAAACGTGAGTTGCTCGTTGTCGAACTAACCCCGAAGGTGCGTGCGCTGCTCGATGAAATCAAGCGGCGTGATGGCCTTCCCTTGCGCGCTCAGTTGGAGCGGGCAATCGTGCTCTGGGCTCAGTCCAGAGGAATCGAGGCGAGCCTATGATGCCGAAGTCCCCGCCACCATTCGAGTACGCGACGAAAGCGGACCTTGACCGGCTTCGCTCCGATCTCCGCGCGGACATGGCCGAGTTCAAACTGGACATCACCAAACAGATCGCGCTGTTAGAGAGCAACCTACACCGAACGATCATTACGACGTTGATCGCGCAAACGGCCATCTTCGGCACCTTGGTCACGGTGCTCAAACTCTTCAAAGGATGAATCGCTTATGAGCATTGTGACGAAACGCTGCGGGTGCGACGAAGCCAGGTGGCCGAAGTGCTTCGACCATGCCTGGTACATGAAGCACTTCCGCGGCGAAGCCCCGAACGTGACTCGGTACGCGATCGACGTGCTTGCGATCGATCCGTGGCATAACACGAAAACCGAAGCGGAAGACGTCGCGGAAAAAATCCGTCAGGCCATCCGCAACAAAACCTATCAGAAGGCCAAAGGGTACGCACCGCCGGCACCCGCGGAACCCGACAAACCGCAAGGGCTCACCGTCGACCTGTTAGTGACGCTCTACGATGAACTCAGTCTGACCGTCACACCCGATAAAACCGATCGCAGCAAAGCCGAGGATCGCTACAAGCTCGGTACGCTCCGTAACGTGACGATCGGGAAACACCGCTTCGGCGATCGCATCATGGCAAAGGTGACGATCGATGATTGGATCGCGGTGCGCGCGGCGCTCGGTGACTTGGCGCATTCGACCTGGGGCAAGTACCGGACGCTGATCGGGCAATTCAGTCGATGGGCGAAATGGAGCGGTCACATTCCGGCCGATCCGATTGCGACCGCACCGCCTGACTTGGTGAAACGATTAGGCCGCAAAAAGTTTGCGCAGCGCCGGCGCCGCATCGACGAGCGCGAATGGTCGAATCTACTTGAGGCCGCGACGGAATCACGCGAGCGATTGCTGCCGCTCGTGCTGATCGGACTGATGGAAACCGCCATGCGTATCGGTGAGCTGCTGGCGCTGCGCTGGCCTGACGTCCACTTAGTGCAGCGGCAAATCTACGTGCGCGGCGAGGAAGTTGGCGCGGGCAAAACCGCGGACACGACGGGCGGGCGCATGATCGAAATGTTCGAACCGATGTACGACCTGTTAGTCGGATTGCGGCGCACCGATCCCGCGGGCAAGCCACTGCCGCGGCGGGCCTTCGTCTTCGGTGATCCCTACGGCGATCAAATCAAATCGATCGATAAGAGCTTCCTGACGGCGGTGCTGCGCTCGAATAACATCGAGCCGGCCTGGACCGAGACTGGTGACTTCGATGCGCGCTCGCGCGCGGCGCTCGCCGACATCGACTTGAACATTCACGACATCAGGCACGAGGCCGCGTGCCGGTGGCTGGAAAGCGGACAGATCGATCTTGGTGAGATTAGTCATCTGCTCGGCCATTCTTCGATCGCGCAAACGGCGACCTACTTGCACGCGAAGGCCGCGAACATTCGCCGCTCGCGACAGGCGTATGATGCGTGGCGCAAGGCACCCGCGGCGCCCGAACCGACACCCGATGCACCCGCGGCGGGCGCCGAAACGCAGCAAATCGATCACAAATCGATCACAAATCACCAAACGGCGTTAGCACTTAGTCGAATGCCGCGATTGATCAAAGGCGCTAAACGCTTGGCATAGCACGCACTTAGCCCACATATGCGCCCGTAGCTCAGTTGGATAGAGCACCGGCCTTCTAAGCCTGACTTTAGAAGGCTGGTGCTTACGTAGGCTTACGCGCGCTTCTAATTCCTTAGCAATTCTTCAATTTCCTTTTCATCGTGTGTTAGTGCTGACGCGCGCTTTTCAGCAAATCGATCACAAATTGATCACAAATCGGCGCCGCGGCGCCCGACCTGTTCGGTCACACCGCACACCGCGGCGCCCGCGCTCGCACCGCTGAGCTCCAGGCATTTCCGATCGCCACTTTCGGCGCGACGATCGATCGCACCGCTCACCGCGATTCGATTGCGTTGCCGATCGCGATTCGGTTTCCGTCGCGCGCGATCGCGCGTCACTTCCAAACGGCCGAATCCGCGCACCGCGAAAAAGCGATTCCGTACCAACTACCCCGTCTTCAAATCGTCTAGAATTGGCCCGAAATTAAACCGGTCGGCAGTTTTGAAAATTTAGCCGCGTTTTTCGCGTAGGGGGTTGACAACGGCACAAGGGATTTTGTTCGACGGCGTATCGACGCGCGCGCGCACCCGCCGCGGCCGGCCGACTCACGCAGGCCAGACGCGCGACAGTCGCGGCCGAATCATCAAAGTTGAAAAGCGCGATCGCTGTCGGTGTGGCGGGCTCAAGTGCGCCCGCGCCGCGCGCTGTCGCGCTTGTTGCCGCACTCTCTTTCCGCGCACTTGTCAGTGCGGCGTTATCTTCACACCTAGAATGAACCGACAGAAATACTGCTGCAAAGAATGCGCAGTCAATCATCACCCTAGACCGAATAAACTCCCGCCCGACATCAAAGTGCTTCGGCGCCGTGCGCATCGTTACCGCGCCACGATGAAACGCTTAGCCCGCGGGTGGCGCCCGCAGAAAGGTCGCTGGCGTCTTATCTGCGAGCGCGACGGGTGGGTCTGCTGGCTATGCTGTAACGCGATCGATTCGACACTTAGTCCGCCGCATCAATGGTCGGGCTCAATGGATCACGTCGTTCCGCTCACGCAAGGCGGCAGTGATGCCGATTGGAATCTACGCGCGGCGCACCGCCGCTGTAACATGCGCCGCGGTAATCACGTCGAGGTCCCATCATGGCAAAGTCTGAGCCCAGACCCGATCGGCTGATCGACGTCGCGGCGCTGAAACCCGACACGAGTAACCGCCGCTTGCACCCGACACGCAATCAAACGCTGCTGGTCGAGTCGCTGCAAACTGTCGGCGCCGCGCGCTCGATCGTGATCGATGAAAACGATGTGATCATTGCAGGCAATGGCGTGGCGGAGAAAGCACCAGAGGCCGGCATCACCAAAGTGCAAGTGATCGAGGCCGACGGGGACACCTTAGTCGCGGTGCGGCGCCGCAATCTCACACCCGATCAAAAGCGATTGCTCGCGATGTACGACAATCGCACCGCCGAACTCGCCGAGTGGAAGCCCGACCAGATTGCGGCCGACCACCAGGCCGGCTTGAACTTAGTCCCGTTTTTCACCGACAAAGAACTCACGTCGCTGCTCGACGCCAAAGAGTTGACCGAAACGCGCAAGCGGCTCGAGGTCGCCAAGCCGTACGAAGTCGCGTGGGTGATCATCGCGCTGCCGCTCAGCGAATGGCCGAAGCATGCCGCGGCGGTCGAAGCGATTCAGGCCGCGGCGAGCTTCAGTAGCATCGCGGTGCGCGAAAAGGGCGGTGTGAATTCCAAAGGGCGAGGTGACCCGACATGATCCACACGTGCGAGGCCTGCGGCCTTCGTTATAACGATGCCCACTGCTCGACACTCTGTCCGCATCATCGATGGCTCACGGCGCCCGAACAGGAACGCAAGGATCTCGCGCTCTCGTTCCTCGGGCGTGACCTGCGCTGGGCGCACTTACCCGACGGGCCGACGGTGCGGATTCAATCGGTCGAATGGAACGGCATGATCACCTTAGTCGGCTGGAGCGGCGAATTCGCGCCGGATCTCTTTCGGCCATGAGTCGGCGCGAGCCCGTCAAGCGGAAGACCGATAACCGATCGCTCCGTCACAAGGTCGAGCTCCGTTGCTGGTTACTCGACGCGATGCACATCACCGACGTGCGCGTGCTCGACACGTGTGCGGGCGCCGGCGTGATTTGGGACGCGATGCGGGCGCACGTTTCAATTAGTCGCTGCATCCGATCCGACATCAAGCCGCGGCGAGTGGGCACGCTGAAACTGAGTGCCGTCGACATGATCCGCGCGATGCCGCTCGATGAGTTCAATGTGATCGACATCGATCCCTATGGTGAGCCGTGGGAAGCGTACCTCGAGGTCCTGGCTCGCCTGCGGCAGCCGACCGCGGTCTTCGTGACTCGCGGCACGGTGAGCTGGGGCGTGCTCACCGATGCGGTGCTCGCGCACTTCGGCGTCCCGCGGCACTGGCCGATCGCGCAGTCGCAGCGCCTCGCCGCCTATGTCGATGACTTAGTGCTGCGTGACACGTGGCACTATGCCGACATCCGGCACGCGAGCGTGCTCGACTTAGAGGACGTCTCCTACTACGCCTTAGGGCTCGCACCGCTCGCACCCGCGGCGCCCGCCGCACACCCGCCGGCCGACATCGCGCGCTCGCATGCCTTACCGCTCTGATTCATTCCAGCCAATTCTTACCGCTCTAATTCTTCGCTTTTATCGCACCGCTCGCTAGGCTATACTTAATGCTCGCCGCGCGCATTCTGCCGCGGCGATTTTGCTTAGGAGCGATCGATGCGTATCTCAGTGAAGTTCGTGACAAACGAGAAAGGTTCGCCGGCGGGTAAGGTGGCTGACGCGGAATTGCATTTCAGTGGTGACGGTGAGCTGCTCGACGGGCTCAAGCTAATCGGCTTCGGGCTCTGGGAGCGGCGCACCGGTGGCGGGCTCAACGTGACGTTTCCCGCGCGGCAGTATCAAGTAAACGGCGAGCGCCGATCCTTCGCGCTGCTCCGGCCACTTAGTGACACCGCAGCAACCGATCGCATTCGTGACTTCATCATCGCGGCGTGGGCCGAGTGGCACGCGGCCGACGATCCGCACTGCTCGTGCTCGACGTGCCTCGAACGGATGGAGCGCAACGCCAGTGACGCAAGGTAATCGCCTCATACGCTGCGGTTGGTGCCCGGGTGCGACCGCGGCGATTCGTCTCGCCTCGCGCGTCCCATGCCAGGCCTGCGCGCCGCATCAGCGCGCGGCCTGTCCTTGGTGCGGCGGGCTCGTGTTACTCGACACCAACGCGCGCCGCGCGGACGACGTGACTTGCACGGTCGCGTTCTGCATGGCGTGTGAGTTCGCGATCGAAATCCCGATGGAAAGGATCAGCCAATGAACGATGGTCGCTTCAGTCAGTTTGAATCGAGCGGCGAGCGCGCGAGCGCCGCTTAAACCCGGAAAAGTTTCCGATGCCAGGCACACCGAAGGCACCCGCCGATCCGACGTGGGGTTTACTCAGGCAAGCGATCGCGATCGGCGATCGGAAAACCGCACGGGGTTTCGTTGATACGCTCTGCGATGCGGCGATCGCCGCTCGCACCGCGGCCGCGGCCGCGGCGCCCGCACCCGCACCGCGGCGCCGTTCGGTCACACCGACAGCAGCGCATAGCGGCGCCGCGGTCGGGTTTCCGCGCAACGCGATCGCGATCGCGGCGCCCGCACCCGCACCCGCGAAGCGAGGCCGCAAGCCCGCCGCGGCGCCCGCCGTTTCGTCGGCTGATCTGCAAGCGCAAATCGCTGCGCTGAAAGCGGAAAACGATCAGCTTGCGAAGCGAGGCCGCAAGCCCGCCGCGGCGCCCGCACCCGCACCCGCACCCGCCGCGGCGCCCGCGAAGAAAGCCCGCCGCTAACCCGCACCCGCCGATCGCTCAAAGGCGCCCGCACCCGCGGGCGCCTTTTTTTTTGCACCCGCACCCGACACCCGATCGCCCGCACCCGCCGCGGGCTCTGGGCGGGCTCTGGGCGGGCCTCAGGCGGGCCCGCCGCACCCGCGGCCTCTGGCGCCCGCCGCGGGCCTCTGGCGGGCTCTGGCGGGCTCTGGCGGGCCTCAGGCGGGCCCGCCGCACCCGCGGGCCTCTGGCGCCCGCCGCGGGCCTCTGGCGGGCTCTGGGCGGGCCTCAGGCGGGCCCGCCGCACCCGCGGGCCTTTGGCGCCCGCCGCGGGCTCTGGCGGGCTCTGGCGGGCCTCAGGCGGGCCCGCCGCACCCGCGGGCCTCTGGCGCCCGCCGCGGGCTCTCGATCGGTGTCGACGTGGCCGGCCTGCACGAGCGGCGGGCTCTGGCGGGCCTCAGGCGGGCCCGCCGCACCCGCGGGCCTCTGGCGCCCGCCGCGGGCCTCTGGCGAAGCCCGCCGCACCGCGGCGCCGCACCCGATCGCACCGCTCGCACCGCACCCGCGGCACCCGCCGATCGCACCGCTCACCGCACCGCAGCGCCGTCGAGTGACAGGACAGGTCACACCAGGCCGGGCGGCCTTGCTCGAGGTCCTGTTAGTCGCTTGTTAGATTGCATGTATAATCTCACCGCTCACTATGTCAAAGAAAACTAACGTCACTCAGTCCGTTCCAGGAACCCCGCTCACCGCGTCAGAGATCGGGCGCATGGGTGGCAGTCGGAATACCCCGAAGCAAGTACGCGCGCGTAAGATGAATGCGCAACGTGCCGGCCGGCCGCGCCGCGTCTGCGTGCACTGCGGTGAGCGCGTCTACGGCGGGCACGTCGATCGCGCGCTCGACACGACGTGCGGTGCACACGCCTGGCGCTGGCAAACCCGCGCCGAGGTACACGCGCTCGCGCAGGCCTCGCCGTCGAAGAAAGGCAAACGTCGATGAGTGACGATCTGAACGTTCAGGCCGATCGTCTCATCGCGGCGCTCACGCGCGAGATAGAGAACCTCGGCCCATGTGAGTTCGTCTTCTCGCCGCAATCGATGCTCCGTTGCATCGGCTTGTTACAGTTAGCCGCGCGACACCCGCGCCTGTCGAAGGATCATCAGCGATTCATTCGCACGTTTGTCGAACATGGGCGCAAATACTTTGCGCAGTGCCCTGCGGCGCTATCAGTCATCGAGGCCGGCGACGATCCGCGCCGGGACATGCTGTCATGAGTGACGAGACGATCATCGCGTGGACGGACCGCACGTGGAACCCGTGGCGCGGCTGCACCAAAGTGAGTCCCGGCTGCGCGCACTGCTACATGTTCACCGCGCAGCGCCGGTACGGACGTGACCCGGAGATCGTGACTCGCTGTCAGACCTGGGGTCAGCCGCGCAAGTGGCAGCTCGCCGCGGCCGCGGCCGGCCGCATCGAGCGCGTCTTTACCTGTTCGTGGAGCGATTGGTTTCACGTCGACGCCGATCCGTGGCGCGACGAGGCCTGGGCGATCATCAAGTCGTGTCCGTCGCTGCACTTCCAGATCCTGACGAAACGTGACGATCGCATCGCCGCGAACCTGCCACGTGACTGGGGCTCTGGCTATCCAAACGTGTGGCTCGGTGTGAGCATCGAGAATGACCGCTTCACGTACCGCGCCGATCGTCTGCGCTCGATTCCCGCGGCGGTGCGCTTCATCTCGGCCGAGCCGCTACTTAGTCCGCTGCCATCGCTCGACCTGCGCGGCATCGATTGGCTGATCGTCGGCGGTGAGTCGGGCCCGCGGTATCGGCCGATGGATCATGCGTGGGTGCGCGAGCTCCGGGAGAAGTCCAAGCGGGCCCGCGTGGCATTTTTCTTCAAACAGTCGGCGGCGCCGCGCACCGAGATGGGCATCTATCTCGCCGGCACGATCGTGCGTGAGTACCCGCGGCCGCGGGTGATTCCCTTGTCAGTCGATCATGCGCGGTCGTAAACCGCTGCCGTCCTGGCGCAAAGAACTCGCGGGCTATCCCGGTAAACGCGGCACCAATCCAGACGAGCCCAAGCCGGCCGTGAGTGACGACGCCTTTCTGACACCGCCGGCGGAGTTAGTCGATGCGCCGCTGGCGCTCGCCGAATGGCAGCGGTTGGCGCCGCTGTTAGTCCAGGCCCGCCAGATCACGAATGCCGATCGTGCCGCGCTGCTCGCGCTCTGTCTCGAATGGGCGCGGTACCTCGATGCGACGGCGAAGGTCCGCACCGCCGGCTTAGTCGTCAGTACGCCGAACGGGTACCCGATTCCGAATCCGTATCTGTCGATCGCGACAAAGGCGCTCGCCGGGTGTGCGCGGCTCTGGCCGGAACTTGGGCTCACGCCGTCGAGTCGATCGCGCGTGACTGTGACTCGCCCGCCCGCCGACGATCCATTTAGTGAATTCGATCAGCCGATGCCGCCGGCACCGCCAGGCCCGCGGCGCTCGAATTAGTTGAGGCCGCGATCATGGCGCGGCACCCGATCGACGCCTATGTCCGCAGCGTCGTCAGTGGCAAAGTGCCGGCCGGTAAGTATCATCGCCTCGCGTGCGAGCGGCACGAGTACGATCGCCGGCGTGAAGGCACCCGCCGGTTTTCGTATCTGCTAGACCTCGATCGCGCCGATCGCTTCCTGCGTTTCGGCGAGCAGTTGAAGCACTACAAAGGTGAGTGGGCCGGTCAGTTCATTCGCTGGCAGCCGCATCAACAGTACCGCCTCGGCTCACTCTTCGGATGGGTGCATCGTGATAGCGGGTTGCGACGGTTCCGGCATTCGTACAACGAGCTACCGCGCAAACAAGGGAAGTCGCTTGAGGATGCGGTGGTCGCCGTCTACGCCACATTCTTCGACGGCGAGCCCGGTGCCGAAGGGTACTGCGCGGCGACGAAGAAAGACCAGGCGCGGATCGTTTTCAACGATGCGAAGCGGTTAGTGCTCACGAGCGGGTTGCGCACCCGCATCGCGGTGCTGATGTCGAACCTCTATCGCGACGTGAGTGCGTCGAAGCTCGAACCACTTGGCGCCGACGAAGATTCACTCGACGGCCTCAACATTCACTTTCTCAGTCTGGATGAAATTCACAAGTACAAAACGCGCGGCATGATCGACGTGCTCGAAACGTCGACGGGTGCGCGCCGTCAACCGATCGTCTTCAAGATCACGACGGCGGGTGACGATCCGAATTCACCGTGCGGGCAGGAGCACCACTATGCGTGTCAGATCCTTGAGCGCGTGTTAGTCGATGATACGTACTTCGCGTTCATCGCTCACGCCGATCCGTCAGACGATTGGACGAGTCTGAAAACCGCGCGCAAGGCGAATCCCAACTACGGCGTCTCAGTGAAGCCCGATGATCTCGCGGCGTTAGTGCGCAAGGCACAAGGCATTCCCGCCGCGGCCGCGGCCTACAAACAGAAACGGTTGAACATCTGGGTGCACACGAGTCAGCCGTGGCTATCGCTCGATGGCTGGCGCAAAGGTCAATCGCGCACGTGGGCGCGCGAGGACCTGCGCGGTCAGCCGTGCGCCGTCGGCATCGACCTCGCCTCGAAACTCGACTTGTGCGCGATGACGGCGTTGTTTCCACCGACACCGAACGTGAGTCAGTGGCGCGTGCTCCGATGGATTTGGACGCCGGCCGACACGTTAGAGGATCGCGCGCATCGTGATCGGGCGCCGTATCCGCAATGGGTCGAAGCGGGACATCTGATCGCGGTGCCTGGGACCAAGGTGAATCATCAGGTGATTCGCGATGCGCTCGCGCAGCTCGCCGCGCTCGCGGTGATTCAAGCGGTCGGCTTCGATCCTTGGCATGCCGATCAGTTAGAAGTCGCACTCCAAGAGGAAGACGGATTCAGTGAGGATCAGATCCTCGAGGTGTCGCAAACCTACGCGGGTATGTCGAGCGGCTGTAAGGAGCTTGAAGCGGAAGTGCTCGCCGGCGCGGTCAATGCCGGCGCTTGCCCGGTGATGGAGTGGGCGGCGAGTAACATCGTGGTGAAACGTGACGACAAAGACAATATCCTGCCGGCGAAGAAACGCAGCCGCGGCCGCATCGATCCGATCGTGGCGCTCGCGATCGCCTGGAACATCCTGTTACGCCTCACCGCGGCGCCCGTCGCCGACGATCCCGATTTAGTCGTGGCGTGACTCGCTTACTTGGTATCGCTCGCGCGCTCGCGTTCCTGTCCGGTCCGCGGTGCCGGCGCCGGCGAGCTGCCCGCGGCCGGCCGCGTCCGTCCGAAGTAGAACCCGATTACCAGGCCGACGATCGTCCACCATTCCGGCGGCATCCGCGCTTCGCTATGCCACGTCGACAGCGCAACGACTCCGCCGCACGTGGTCATCACCACGAGGATCGCAATCACCGATTGCGTATACTCCCAGACGTGATTGACGCGCCGATCGCTTGTGACCGCGAGTGCCCGTTCCACCTTACTCGCCACGGTCAGCATGGCGGTCTGATACCGACGGGTGCCGGCATCCGGCTCAGTCGGTGCGAGGTCGGGTAATGGCATTTGTCTATGTGATCGGCCCGTGTTACCGCTGCCTGCGATTGTTTTCGTACAATCCGTTCAGCGTGCCGAGTCAAACGATCGACGCGACGCGTGAGCCGGTCTGTCGGACGTGCCTCAATGAAATCAATCAGTCGCGCATGGCGCGCGGCCTCGCGCCGATCGTGCCGGCGCCTGGCGCCTATGATCCCGACGAATTCGGCGGAGTGCCGTAATCGATCACAGCCTCAGAATAACCGGACCATGAAAAACCGATTCGGGTACGTGAGATTCGTACTGCCGGTCGACAGGTTGGCACCGCTGATTTGATACGCCTGCACGCCATACCGATCGTTCGCGTTGAGACTCACCAGATCGGACACCGATAACACTTGCGGCACACCTGCCGCCATATTCATCCCGAGCATGTAAGTCGTGCGCTCGAATCCGCTCTGATTCCGCTGAAAGGAGACGCCACGTTCGCCGGTCGCATTGCCCGCAAAACTCACCGCGGCATGTACCAGATAAATGCCGGACGCTGGAACCACGAGGTAGGTGCCGCCGCTGCCGATGCCGGCGAGCGCATAGAACGCACTATCAAACGCGAGCACCGTCCACGTCGCACTCGCGATCGATTGGACGGCCGAGTGATAGACGCTGCCGCGCGTACCGCCAGGCATCGCGCTCTGCACGAAGGCCGTGGTCGCGATCTGCGTGGTGTTTGTGCCGGCCGCGGCGGTGGGCGCCGTCGGCGTGCCGGTGAGTGCCGGCGAATCGAGCGCGGCCACGCTGCCCCAGCCCCAGCCATCCGGTTGGCCGGCATCGCGCATACAGACCTGACCATTGAGCCCGCCGGCCATCACCTCGCTATCGTTCCACTGCGGCGTATCGATGTCCGCGCCGGCCGGCGGTACGAGCGATTGATGTCGATGATGAATCGTGCCCGCATTCGTCGCCATTGGTTAGACCGTTCGTAAAAACACGCGCTGCAACAGATCGGCAAACGTGAATCGATTCGACGTGGCCGTGACCGCATACCGCGGATACAACTGCGGCGCGGGGTCAAACGTGATCGTGACTTCCGAGATCAGGAAGTACCCGCTATAGCCCCAGAGCCATCCCGTGTTGTATGCGCCAGGATTGAACGCGTTCGGTGAAAAGGCGCCAGAGGCCAGCGCGATGCCGACGATCGAGCCGGCGCGAGTTCTCGGATCACGGCACTGATACGTGACACCGATCGTCGGATCAGCAAACGTGGCGAGGTCCGCATCGCACACGGCAATCAAACTCGGTTCCGAGCGGCGTTCGTCGACGATCATGTATTCACGAATGCCGTCAGTCGGCGCCCCAGTCGAATCGCGTTCGAGTTGCCCGAGCGCGATTTGTGCGGTGACGTTATCGCGTTGCACGAGGATGTGCACCGCAGAGCCGCGCGCCATGCCGCGCAGTACGCCCGTCACACCGAGTAAGACGGGCGCCGGCGAAATCTGCGTGTTATACGGAATCGTGGTGATGATCGAACCAGGCCCGGTGGCCGGAATGCCGGTGAGTGAGTTCCCGCTGACGCCGGTGTAGCGAATGACTTGTTGCCCAGTGATGACCCATCCGCCTGTGCTCGCAAAGGGCGCGGTGCCGGCGGTCGGGATGGACGTGGAACCAGCCAGAACCTGACCGGTGACTTGAGTCAGACCCGACGTGTTACTCGTGGGCGCATTGGCGCCGAGCGTGCCATCAGCCGCGGCGTCCGTCCAATTCCCGGTGGTCGTGTTATCAGCGATCGTGAGTAGCAATTTGAGCTGACTGCTATTCACCGCAGTGCGATAGATCTTGCGCGACGTGACGGACGATGGCCCCGTCGCCACGTTGTAAATCACGACTTGATTCGCGGCCGTGGTATTTGTCGGTGGCGGCGCCACGCCGAGCGCGGCATCGGCCGTCGTATCCGTGTAACTCGTGGTGGTGTTGTCGTTGATTGTTGTGACTAAGAAGAGATCCGTTTGATTCGCGCGTGACCGATAGAGCCGGCGCGCGGTGATGCCGGCCGGTCCAATTTGAATCCCGGTGATCGCCACGGTCCTGCGTGGCAGACCGATTCCGGTTTGCGGTGGCGTAAACGTACCCTGCGTGAAATCGGCGCCGACACCATCCTGTGCCCAATTGCGATCGCTGCCCACGGTACTGAGATGCGCGCGGCCGGTCCAGGCGCCGTTGACGTTTCGATAGATCCGTTTCGCTTGCGTGGTGCCCGGCGTGGGCATCGGCACATTGCTCAACTGAATATTTTGCGCGAACGTGCCGCCACTGCCGACGGTCGCGACGACGGTGTTACTCGGCGGGCCAATTCCGGTTTCCACGCCGGCCGGATCGATATACGTCATCACGTACGCCACTTGTGCGCCGACAGGCCACAGCCCGCTATTGTTCCCGCCGTTCTGTGCGGCGGTGCCCGGCGGTCCCGGCGTGGCATCATTCGACGTGGTGACGCTGTTACTCGAGGTGAGTACGGTGGTTTCACCGCTCCCACTGACAAACGTGATTCCGTACCGATGGCTGCCGGCATCTGGGCCCGGTCCGGCTGTCGCCGCGGCCGGTAACGTCGGGTGCGAGCTCGGTGGCGCGAAGGGCCCGGTATTGATCGCGCCGATCGGACCCGGCGTGGTTTCACCCGCGGCGGTGACCCACGTATAGGCGTACCAATACGATCCGTTCAGGAGTCCAGTACCTTGTTGCCCAGCCACGCTCGGCGCCGCGGTGGGGCTCGCGCCCGGTCCGACGATCGTCCCGCCTCCACCCGCGCGAATGCCGGTGTACGTGAGTGGTTGTCCTTTCGCGCCGGCGTCGGTGATGCCGCCGACGGCGCGGCCGCCAGTGGCCGTAAACATCGCGACATCGGCGAGCGGAATGATTGTTTCGTTGGCGCCGACATCGACCGGTGTTTGTGAGCCGGCGCCACGTCCGATGACTCGCGTTCGCACCTGCGAGAGATCGATGTGAAAGCTAATCGGCGGATCATTGAGCGGCGGATTCACGATCGTGATTGAATCCGGTGGCACCAGGCCGGATTCTGGCGGGATAAAGAAATGCAGATCGCGCGCGTAGTCAATTTTCGCGCGGCCGTTGATCTGCGTGGCGACCTGCGCGATGCACGACATGAGCGGCTCGGAACCATCGAAGTTGATCGTGACTGCTGGCAGACCATCTTGTACGTGATTCGTGGTATAGCCTGGCGGCGCGAAACGGCCCATCAAATCCTTCACCAGACTGGTGGCGGATTCGCCGACATACGAGATGATCGGCCGTCGGCGGTTGAGCGCAAACGTGTAATCGATCAACGTGACCGGCCATTGCATACACGGTTGCGTCGGTCGACTCACGTACGTTTCATCACGCGCTTGGATCAGCCCGCCGAATAACAGATTGGTTGCCGTGAAATCGCCGAGGCCGATTTCGATTGCACTACCCACGTCGACCGCTTCGTTGATGATCGTGAGCGATCCGGTGTTGGGTTGCGATCCGATGACATCGTGCAGAGTCACAACGGGAAAGCGGACTCGCGGCGTGACCGAACCGTTGATCCGAAAGACGACGGGTGGACTAGTTGGGGTGGCAGCCACGAAACTAGGCCGCCGGCCATTGCCGCGTTTGTTTCATCATCCGCGTGAGTTCGTCGAACAATGGCCGCGCCAAGTCAGCGATCGATCCGTTGACGTTGAACGTATTGACCATCGTGAGTCCGCCACCCGATGCGGTCGGCAGAATGTTGCCGGACGCCGACGGTTGAAACAGTTCGGGCCCGCGCTCGCCGACTAAGTAGGTGCGTCCGACGTCGACCGGTCCACCCGCCGCGCGCGTGATCAGCGGCAGGCGCCCGCTGCTCATGCCCGTCAAAAAAATCTCGCCGCGTTCCATCTGGGCTTGGCGAATCGCCCAGTCGCGCATCACGGTATCGCTGGTTTGACTCATCGCCGTCTGCACCGCATACGTGGCAGCCACCATGTTGTTCGTGCCGGCGACGACCACACCTTGAAACGACATGAAGGCTTCTTGTTGTCGGCGGTATTCATCGACCACGACGTCGCCGGTGGTCCTCGCCGCGGCCTGTTGCTCGGCCGCGCGCTCGGCCGCGGATTTGCCGATGAGTACCACCATGTCATTCACCGGGGTGAGTGCGTCGATTTGTTGCTGCGCCCGCATCCGCACTGCGGCGGTCCAGGCATCAAGTTGATCCGTCGTGCCCTTGAACGCCGCGATCGTTTCGGTTTCCCACCGACGAATCATCGTGATCTTGAATTCGTTCTCCGTCATCGATTGCTTCATCACATAGTCGGCATTCTCCTGTTGCAGCTTGTGCAATTGATCGTAGCCGGCGATCGACGCCTTCACGTAATCGAGTTCCGCGGTGCTTTTGCGTCCGATGTTTTCCAAGCTGACGGTCGCGTGATTCTGTTCAATCTCCGCCAGTTTCTTCCGGGTTTCCGTTTCATCCTTGACCGCCTCGCTGACGGCGTGAATCTGCGTGGCCGTCAGCCCGTAGGCATTCGCGAGCGCGGTTTGTGACACGCCGGCTTCAAGGTAGTACTTGATCGCCTCGACGGTTTCCCCGTCGATGCCGGCGAGCGTTTGCCAATAACTGCCGCCCACCGAATTCAATTCGACCATCGCATCGTTGAACGGTTTCATCGCGGCGACCGCTTTGTTGGTCGATTCCTCGAGCTGCTTCCCGGTGGTGTCGAGTAACGTCAGCACCTCGGTGCCTTTCGGCACGTGAATTTGCAGGTCCTCGACGCCTTTCTTCCATTTCTCGACGAGCTTGTCGGGTGTGTTCGCGGCATCCAAGGCGGCGTCCTTGAGTTCCTGTAATTTGCGTTTCGCTTCCTCTAGTGCGTCGAGTTTGATCGGGCTTTCGACTTTTCCACGTAAGAGATCGTACGCGGCGCCGGCCCAGTCGAATTTTTCCTTCCATCCTTCCATCATCGAGACGATACCGCCCGAGAGGTCGACCCATTGGTTCAGTGCCTTCGCGCCGTCCCAGAGTCCGCTCACCAGTGCCGACAGTGGGCCGATGAGCGGTTGCCCGATACTGATCGCGAAGGCCTCGGCGTGCACCTTGAGCGAGGCCAGTTGCATCTCGAATTCCTTCGCTTGTTTCGCCTGCTCGTCGGTCCACGGCTGGATGTCCCGCGTAAGTTCCATGCCGCGCGCGAGGTCTTCCGCGGCGCCCGCGACTTCGCGCCAACTTCGGCCGAGTAAGTCATTGCCTGTCGCCGCGCGCTTGGCCGTATCGGGAATCGAGTCGAGCGCCGTCGCAATCGTCAACAGCCGTTGATCCACGCCCATCGCTTGGAGTTGGTCGGCGCTGATCCCGATCGTGTCGATCGCCGCTTTGAATTCCTTCGAGCCTTCGCCCATGCGCTGCTCTAGTGCGAAGGCCGCATTCTGGAGACTCTCCATCGAGACGCCGCCGACTTCGGCTGCGTTCGTGAGTTTCGACAATTGCGGAACCGACATCCCCGTCTTACTACTCATGTCGGCGAGTGCGGCGCCCGCGCTCGCGGCATTCTTCGCCAGCGAGAGCGCGGCGCCCGCGACGGCGGTGACTCCGCCGGCGAGCGCGATCGCTTTGGTGGCGGTCGGGCCCATCGTTTCGGCGAGCGCCGTTAGTCCGTCCTTCGCGGTGCCCAGTGGATTCGCGATCGCGGCCTTGACGTCGAAGCCCTTGACGAATTGATCCCACGCCGTGCCGGCGCCTTTCGTGGCATCGGCCAAGGCAATCATGTCGGCGGGTGCTTCCTGGCCGAGTGCTTTGTATTTCTCGATCGCTTCGGTGACGGTGGCGTTGACCTGACTCATTTCTTTGGCGGTCAAGGTGGACGCACCGCCGACTTCGGTGATCGCGCGGGTGAGCAGCGCCGCTTGTTCGGTGACTTGCCGGCCGGAGAATGAATCCATCATCCGGCCGAGTGACGCTTCGACTTTGTTGACGTCACCATCGAACGTAGACAGTGACGCCTCGGCCTTCTGCACCGCCTCATAGAACGACGAAAAGTCGGCGCGGAACGTCGCGTTAACGGCCACTTAGTGCCTCCAACTCGCGCCGCTGTTCGGCCGCGCGTTCCTCTTCGCGGTTGAGCATGTCGAGAAGGACGTCATACACCTCGCGCGGCAGCTGCGCCACCCATTCGTATCGCCAGTGCATCGCGCGCGCGACTAAGAGATCGCTCTTAATCCAGTCGCGCCATCGAGGATTTTTTTTTGTTCCTCGGCCACGCGCTGCGCCTGGGCCTCTTCGTGTTTGTCGACGAGTTCGGCCACTTCCCGAAACACGTGATTCTGTAAGTTCAGCAGCGCCGCTTCGGACAATGGGACGGGGTGCCCTTGCGCATCGCAGAACGACCAGCCGACGAGGTACTCCAGTAGTCGCGTGAGTCCGACACGTTCGGGGTCGAGCTTCGTGACTTCGCCCGGCGTGACGCCATCCTTCACCATGCCGGCCCACACCTTGCGGTGCTCGCCGGCATTCAGCTCGCGCTTCACGTCGATGTAATGCCCGCTCGTGAGTGCGAGCCGCACCACTTCAGGCTGAACGAACGGACATGGCAGCGGTTGTGACATAGATCGTGGTTCCTTTCTCGACGCCGATCAGCCCATCGAGATCCGCGGTAATTGTGAACGGTGCGCTCGCCGGCGGTCGATCGGCGCCGTCGAAGTGAATTGCTCGAATCTCACCGTGCCATTCGCCTTTGTCATGCGGTGCGATGAACATCAGCGGGCGCTGCGTCAGCTTGAAGGCATCGCACTGAATGACCGTCGCCACCAGGCGCCACGTGCGGGCCTTCGTTTGACGGTTGCGGCGAATCGTGACCGTGTATCCGTTGATCGAGGCCGCGAAGTAATAGCCCCACTTCAGCGACGCGACGACGCCTGTGACGGCGTGAATCGAGACATCCACGGTTCTACGGTTTCATCGACCAGTTACCCGCGGCGTCCCACTTCCCGCTAATTGAGACGGCGCCGGTCGCACTGCAATTCACCGACCCATCGAGGTTGGCCTTACCCTCGAACAAGTAGGTCGGCTCAGTGGAATCGGGAATCAAGTCGAGCATCACCGCGACATCGCCGAGCACCGCATCGAAGAATGTCGGTGACGAGGCCGAGTTCCACCAGCCCGCGACGGTCCCGGAGTAATCAGGCAACCCGGCCACACGCTGTTTGTTCGTGTCACCGAACGCCGTGACTTCGACACGGTCCTTCGCCATGTCGAGCGTCCATTCGCTCATGTCGGCGACCATGATCAGACCAGCGCCGCCGGCGCCCGTCGGGTCCATCTTGATCTGCCCGTTCTTGCCGTGAATGCGTCCGCCAGCCATAGTCGCTCCTATCTGTTAGTTGGGTGAGACACTGACGCGGTACACCGCGCCGCAGTGCTGCCAGCGTTGATCGGGGTTCGCGCTATCGGGCTCTGCGTAGTGCACAAGTTCCGACAATTGAATGCGCATCACGGTATAGCCTGTGATCGGAAACACCGCATCGAGTAGCAGCGCCTGGATACGCTTCGCCGCATTGATCACGTTGAGGCCGCTCTGGGAGTACTCGACCGCTTTGACGAGATAGAGCATTTGTTCGTACGCGATCGCACCTTGCATCTCGGTGACTTCGTGATGCAGTAAGTCGAGCAACACGACTCTGGTTTTCCCTGACGCACTCACCTTCCACCACGTGCCATCCGGCATGATCGTCTTCAGCGTGGCATCGCTCGCAATGCGGTTGAGCACCGCGATGTCGACGTCGATGCTATTCGACACCCGACACCTCGAAGCCCGCGCGTCGCACCAGTTCAACCAGTGCCTGATTCATCTTTTTGCGCCAGCGTTCGGAAATCGGGACGAGTCCTTCTTCCTTCCCGCGTGGTGTGACGCGGCCGCGTGACCAGCCTTCGCGCGTCCTCCGATCCTGCGTGCCGAACTCCCACAAGTGCGCGTGCGGCGAGGTGCTGCGTACGCGGCCGACGGTGCCGAAACGTGAGTTGATGTATTCCGTTTTGATGCCCTTGCGCAAGTTCCCCGTCTCACCGAGCGGGTACGCGATCGCCAGGCTATTCGCCGTAAACTCGGTGTGATTCTCGACAATCTGTCGCCCTTCGGCCGCGAGGTCCTCTGGCAGTTTCTGCAAGGCCTCGCGCAATTCTTTGAGGCCGGTCAGTTCGATCTCGAGTAGGTTGCCGCGGCCGCCCTTCTTTGCCATCTATCGCCTCGGATCGTTCGCGATGCGCGACCTCTGCGCCATGTCAGTGAAGGCCGCGGCGAGCGCGGCGAGCTGCTCTGTCCTCACGAGGATTTCGTACCGCAGTCGCATCAGGCCGTCGGGTGGGATCACAAGCTCGATGTGCGCGGCGTTCGGCGGCACGAGCCCGACATCTTCCAGCGGTTTCGTAATGTGCGGCGGGAGCACGTATGCCATCGTCACTTTCTCTCTTCGCCGGTGAGAACCCGGTCAACGTTGCGCTCATCGCGGCGCTCGTCGCGCGGCTGCTGCGCGCGCTCAAGTTCAACTTGTAACGCAGCGATTTGGAAAATCAGGTCGCCGATAATCCCTTTCAGTTTCGCTTCCACGGTGGACGGTTCAGGCAACGGCCACGCCTTTCCACGCGCCGCCAAGTCGTACCCAGATTTTATTGGCGGTCGAATCGAGCACCAACATACCGTCCGCTGCTCCCGATACATCCGCATCAGTCGGCGTGCCCGTCTTGACTTTGTTGACGACGGAACTACTCACGAAAATATTTGTAAATCTCTTTGCGGCAGTACCCATGACGTATAACGCATCATTCGATGGGACGAGGTGTCCTGTGACATTGATAATCGCATTCCCGCCACTAACCAATGTCAGATTATCGGCAGCATTGATTGTGACGCCGATAACATCAGCGTTGTTCGCCGCGTTCCTCCAACTAATCGCCTGATTATTCGCGAGACGGATCGCGCCGCTCGTCGCTGGATTGGTGCCGATACTGAGCGACGTGCCAGCATAGATACTGCGCCATTTCTGAGCTGCCGCGCCTAAATCCTGCGCGTTGTCGGTGGCGTTTGGTCGCAACACTGTTGACGTGAGGATATAGTTCACACCGCCCGCGCCAAGTAACACGTAATTCGTCGTGACCAGATTTAAGGTCGTGCCATAGAAGTAGGTGTTATACGCGCCGTCACCAAATTCCACCGCATCGGCCGTGCCGACCTTGACTAATTGAATATTGGCCGTATTGGCGTTGTTTCGTAATTGAATCGTGGTGTTATTGGCGAGGCGGATCGCGCCGGTCGTCGCCGGATTGGTGCCGATACTGAGCGAACTAGTCAGCGCCAGATCGGTCGGAAACCGCGCCGTCGGAATCGTCCCGCTCGTGAGATTCGCCGCGTTGAGAGCGGTCAATCCCGTCGTGACACCCGTGCCACCATCGGCGATTGGAATCGGCTTCGTCGCGAGACTCGCCGGCAGTCGCGCCAGATTGATCGTGCCTTGCGTGATCACTGCGGCATCGAGCGCGGCAATCGCATCGGTGCCGCCGATCTCGTGGGTAACATGATGCGCGAGCGGCGGTGCGGCCGCGGCCGGATGAAAGGCCGGCAGCGTCCCCGCACCCGCACACGTGAGAATGCCCGCGGCCGACGGGACCGAGGTCCAGCCATCGAGCGCCGTCGTATCTCGCACCAGCACCGAGCCGGTTTCGTCGCCGCCGAGGATCACGAGGGAGTCATTCCACTCGTCAGACGAAATGTCCGCGGCGGGATTGTCGGGTAAGTCGGTGTGATGCCGATGATTGATCGTGCCCATCAGCGCGTCGTCCTATCGAACACCGCCGGATCAAAGAGCGGCATCCCGGCCTTCACGCCCGCGTCCGTGATCCGCTCTTCGCACGTGAGGACCATGTCGACGTTGCGCTCATCGCGATTGCCGATGCCGGTCACGTTGAAGTAGCGGGTGCGGCCTTGTAAGTCGATGAATCGCAGGCGCGTCCGTGTCGACACGCCGGGGTGATACGGCCCGCTAATGATGTGCGTCGCCGACGTGACGACCGTCCCGGCGGTGACGCGCTCGAGGTCCGCAATGCTCGCGTTCTGGATGCGGACATAGATCGCCGGCGGATTCAAGTCGCTCCAGCCTTCGGTAAATCCGCCGACCCCATCGGGCATCGCTTCGCCGGGGTCCTGCAACGTGACGCGATGCGGCCGATCGCCGACCGCGGTTTGTACGCCGATCACGGCAGGATCTCCAGGCGCCACGGCTCGATGAGTTCCGCGTAGCCGTACGGCACGTCTTCGATCGATTCAACGCTCGCGAGGTCGCGGCCGAGGGTCGCGTAATGCGCGGTGAGTAATCCGACGAGTTGCATCAGGTCGGGCGGAATCTCCGTCGGTGTACTCCAGCCTGCGACCACTTCGATCACCCACGGTTGAAACGATCGCAACGTGCCCGCCGGCGCCGTGGTGAAGCCGATGCGACCGCCGGCTTTGTCGATCGTGTAGGTCGCCGGATCGATGATTTGCTCCGTCCCATCCGCGAGCACCGCGGTGACGATCGCCGATTGAATCGGACGCACGGTCAGCTGTAACACGATCGGCACCGCGTCGTAGTAGAGCTCCCGCGTCTGGGTCAGCAGCGCCAGTGAGCCATCGGTTTCGACTTTTGTCCGCGCGGTCCTGATAAAGCCGTTCATCAAGTCATCGCGCGGATCACCATCGGGCCAATCGAGGCCGGCGCGCAGCTTCCCTTGTGCGAGCGTCAGTGGCTCGTTACTCGGCGGCACGGTGATCACTGACACCAGGTGCTCGCCGAGCGGCGAGATCAGATCATCGAAGTCGATCATGATGAGGCCTTCGGCCGGCGCCGATAGGTCTTTGTCGTAAACGTAGTCGACGGCTCTGGCGCCGGCTTCGGCGCCGCGCTGCCGCCGGCCGTCCCAGTCGCGGCCGGCAGTGGCGCGGACACCGACACCGTTTGTTGCGCCGTCGACGGATACGGCGCGGCGATGTAACCCTGGCTCGTGCACGTTGTGTGCGGCGCATCATCGACCGGACACGGACCAGGATCAGCTTTCCACCACCAAAACATCACGTGACTCCACCGTCAGGGCTTGATCCCAGCGGTCCACGCGGCGCCGCCCCAGTACGCCTTACTCCCGTCGCCCAGCACAATGTATTGCCCAGTGGTCCACGCCGTTGCCGGTGACGCCGTGATCGTATTCATGTCCTGAAACCGATTCGGCCGATCGGAGTTCGTCGGGGTCCACGCGCCGGGTATGCCCGCCGTCGCGCCTGTCGAGGCGGGCCCGTTGTTACTCCACCCAGGTATGTCCATGTCGATGCCGCCCGCTGGCACGGCGAGCGCGCCGATGCCGAGGTCTTCGGGCACGTTCGTCCAGCCCGGTTCAGGCGGCGGTGTTTCGTCTGCCATTGGACGATCCTTCCTTAGTTGAGTCCGGTCACTTTGCCGAACGCACCAGGCCGATACACCGCGAGCGCGAGGCGTTCTTCCGCGCGAATCGCGACGAGGTTTTTGATGAAGTAGTCTTGGTGACTGTTACTCGCTTCGACGCGAATCCCACCCTTGCGGAAGACTTGTGACTGCGTGCTGAACGCACCCACCAGTCCCGTGCCCGCAACGATCGACGGCGTGACCGCGACGGGTAAGCCCCACAACGACGGCGTCGGGAGCGGCGAGAATGGTCCCATGCCGTAGTACTGCCCGTTGTTGTCTTTGCTGATCTGGATCTTGAACCAGTTGGCCGGATTCAGCATGTACCCATCGGGATAGACAAACGAGCTGGTCGCGATCGCCATCGTCTGCCGCGCGAGCACATCGGCGTTTGTTTCCGGTGGCGTGGCCGCCGAATCGCGCGCCAATGCCGGCGCGAGGCCCGACCGATTCATGAGGCCGAGCACATTCGGCGGGGTGCCGTTGCCGTTGAGTAACTGGTCTTCCTCGGCGAGTTCGACACCGAGCCGCAAGCGCGCATCGATGTAACTCTCCATCGCGGGCACGTCTTCCAGGAGTTCCTCGGTGACAGGAATCCAATGCGCAATCTTCGACACCGGGTCCGTTTTCTGATCGAAAACTAACGTGCTTTCCGGCTTCGCGGCGCCTTCTGCCACGGGCGTCGCCGCATTGGTGAAGACCGTTTCCACCATGTAGACGATCGCGTTTGAATCCGTTGTGCCCGAGCCCATCAAGTCGGCGACCACCAGGCGCTTGAATAGGAGCGGCTGAATCCCGGGTAGATACTGCGGCACGATCAGTTTGCCGGCCGACGCGGGGTCAGAGGTGATCGTGGTCGCACGTAGGTTGAAGCACTCGACGGCGCCGGTTGACCAGGAACTCGACCCGCGATGTAACCGACTCTTGATCAGGTTCTGGAATTCAGCCGACTGCACAAACTGCCGGCCGACTGATTGCTGATGCAACGTGAGTCCGGTGCCGCCATTGCCACCGGTCGAGGTCGGCCGCGTGCCGGCGCCGCCCGTCATCTTGTCGAGCCGTGCGAGCATCGAGGCGTCACTTTGTGCGCGATCGATTTTCTTCTGAATCTCTTCCGCGGCTGCCAGCGCCGCGTCGATACTCGCGCGCTCGTCAGCCGTCATCAGTCGGCCGGTGACCGCCGGCGCGGTGGCGGTCGCCGGGGTGACATGCTCCTGACAGGTTTGCGTGATCGTTTCGATGAGTGCGCGGGCCTTGTTAGTCGCCGCGCGCAAATCCGATTCCCATTGCACGGTATTCATCGCAGCCTCTTTGTCGTGAGTGCAAGCACTCGCTGCTCGTACTCGACAAACGACGCATCGATCGCCGCGCGTGATTCCTGGGACGTGGCCGGCGGTGCCGGCTCCTGGTCCGTGACCACGGGCGGTGACTCCAGCGTGCCGCGCGCGTCGCCGCTCGAGGTCGGCTTACTCGCGCGGGCGAGTGTGTTTTCAAACGTATCGATCCGATCGATCAGGCCGGCACTTAGAGCGGCCTCGGCACCGAGCGCGCGGCCTTCGCCGAAACCCTTGCGGACCTCGGCTGGTGACACACCGCGGCCTTTCGCGACGTCGCCGACAAAGCGCCCGTACGATCCATCGATCAAGGTTTGGACGTGCGCGCGGGCATCCTCGGACAGAGGCCCGCCGTCGGCGCCTTCGCCTTTGTATTTGCCCGCGGTGAAAACTTCGCGCTTGATGCCCATCTTCGCGAGCATCTCGCTCACGTCATCGTGCAAGGCATAGACGCCGATCGATCCGACCATTGCCGAGGGTGACGCGACAATCTCAGTCGCGCACGCCATCGGCCAGTAACTCGCTGAGGCCATCAGGTACTGTGCGTGCGCGATGATCCGTTTCTGCGTGCGCGCCTTCAGGACCTCGCGCGCGAACTCGGTCGCACCCGCGACGTTCCCGCCTGGACTATCGACGTCGAAAACGACGGTCTTCACATTCGGATCATCGACGGCGGTTCTGAATTGTTTGCTGAGTAACTCGAATGACGTGCCGCCGCTCATGTCGGAAAACAGATTCATGCGCGGTGCGAGCACACCCGCGATCGGAATGACCGCCACGAGCCCGCCGCTATTGACCGGATGCACGCGCGTCTCTCGCGCTTGAATCGCCGCGGCGATCGCGTCCTCGTCGGGGTCCTCGCCGACGATGCGCCGCACGAGAATCCCCGCGACGATCGCGCGCATCGCGGGCGTAATCGCCCACGGGTGCTCCAGTGCGAACGCGACTAAGTGCTCGTATCGCGCGCTATCACGCCGCTTGGTCATAGCTGTACTCCACTGGCCGCGGTTCCCGATCGGCGCCGAAAGCCTGGCGCCCTTCGAGTAAGAGCGTGTATGTCTCGTCAGTGACCCGCGCCGCATACGTCCAGGCCTCGCCGCGGCCGAGGTGACGCGAGAGGTCCGCCGCGAGCTCGCTGGTGCACCGCTGGTGATTCAGGGCTTCGGCGCGCTCGTCGACTGGTAGCCGCTCCAGTCGCGAACGTTGTCGGGCCCAGTGCGCGCGCACGATCGACGGCACCGCGGCGCCGGCCGCACCAGGCCGCACTTCGACCGATGGCCCGCCGCGTGGTTCGTTCAAGCGATCAGCGCGCGGATCATCGAGGCGCGGTAAGTTCAAGCGAGAGCGCGCTTCATTCGCCGTCATGATCGGCCCGTCGACCGCTTGCCGCAGTGAGTCCGCCTGCTCTTCAAACGAACCCTTCATCTTGTCGGCAATGTTGAATTCGGTGTAAATGCCGGCGGTATCCTGACAGTCCGGCAGCAGTTGTAATTCGATCGCTTGCGCCAGCATTTCCAGCCAGGGCCCGAGGCAGTCTTGGTACAGCTGTTTGTGCTGCTCTTTGATGTTGCTGAAGGTGGCGTGATCGAGAATGCCGACCATCGGGAGCGGAATGTGCCAGGCCGCGGCGCACTCTTCGCGCGTGAGTTTGCGCGCGTTGAGATAGTCGGAATCCTTCATCGAGTAGGAAATCTCTTTGAAGGTCATGCCGTCTTCTAAGACCGGGACGGCGCCGACACTCGCGGGACCGGTGTACCGCTGCTGCCACTGCTCACGCCATTTTTGTTTCTGTTCGGGCGTCCACCTCGGTGCGTCCTTCGGCCGCTCGATGATGCCTTCCATGCGAGAGGCATTGCGCCAGTACCGTTCGCGGTGCTCGCCGGCGGCCGCTTCCTCAGCCAGTACCCGCCGCAACGTTTCGATCGGTGAGAGGCCGAAGATGGGATTTAGTGGGTTGTACCCGTTCGCATAGACGACTTCCGACGGCGCAAAGGGCGTCTGCGTATTGCCGTGATAGATGAACGTTTCCGGCAGTAATCCGCCTTCGACCGTCATCGACGGCGGTGGGACGCGCACCAGGCCGATGCGATCGGGCTCGCGCACCTTCAGCCAGTACGCATTGAAATAGAGCGCGAGATCCGCCACGTAACTCTCGAACAGGCGGTACCTCGAGGTGTACGGGTTCGGGTGCTCCAGCCAGTCGCTGAGTTGGTGATCGGCCAAGCGCACCCGATCGGTATCCGACACCCGCCGAAACACGTGATACCCGACTTGTGCGATGTTGCGCGCGAGAAAGTCGACGCAGGTCCGCACGTTCGGCTGTGACGCATAGATCAGCGCGTATTGCTGGCCGAGGCCGTAGGTCATGCCGAAGGCCGGCGCCGCACTCACGGTCGGGACTAACGCAGCGCGGCGCTCGGTGCTTTGGAAGACGCCGAAGGATCGGACGATCGCCACTCAGAAGACCTGTAAGTACGCGATGTTGCCGCGATGAATCACGAGTTCGCCTTCGGCCGGAATGCGGCGTTTGTCGGGGTCCGCGTTCGGGTTGACGAGTGCGCCATTGCGCAGCACATACCAGTCGCCGCGCGCACTCCAGAGCACGCCTTCGAGCGCGTTGTCAGGATCACTCTTCAGGTTGACGACAATCACCCGCAGCCGGCACGGTGGCAGACCAAGGATCACGTCAAGCAATGCGCGCAGCCAGGCCCACACGGTTAGTCGCGAGGGTGAGCGGGTGCCGCTGGCGTTGTCGAGTTTTTAGATGTTTATTCGTCTTCCTCAGTCGCTTGTGACTTCGCGGCGGCGAGCTGCCGGCGAATCACTTCCGCGACTGAGACATCGGCGCGGCGGGCATCGTGACAGGCACGGTCATACTGGCGGGCAGGCAACGTGAGACAGAGCGTGACCGATTGGTCGCGCGGATCGACACGAGGCCGGCCGGGTCGACTCATCGCCTAGTCGGCCTCAGATTCTACACTACGCGCGCCAACATCCGTGTGACGTGATGCCCAGTGAGTCGAGCGCGCGCGTGCACTCGCTGACCGCTTCATCGCAGCACTGGTCGCGCGTGTATTCGTACGGCACCGTCTCACCGACGATCAACGTCGGGCGCCCGCGCGTACGTGACTGATGGAACCAGTCGGGCGCCGAATGTGACGGGCAGACGCCCGTATGTCGGTACCCGCTGCTGTCGATGAAGCCGTCTGCACCCGGCATCGGTGTGCCCGGTGCCAGAAAGCGATCGCAAATTTCAATCAATCGATCGAAGTAACGTGGCTGCCCGAACGAGTCAAGCCCCGGTGTCCCGCCTGGCGCCGCGTAACTCGGTCCATTCGAGCCGTGATCCGTTTGATACCAGAGCCCGTCAAGCTCTAGTCCACCTTCGATGTACCACGCTTCCTGCTCGCCTCCGCCGGCCGGATCGTCGGCTTCAATCCAGGCGCCTTCGGCCGGATTGCTGGCGCTCGTGACCCATCGAAAGTCGATCGGATTCCAGTCGGGCGCCGTCGGTTTGTGATCCTTGTTACTGCCCCAGTAGGCCGCCATTGTGCAGCGCATCGGCTGTAACCAGAGCATCAAGTACGCCTCAGGTCCGCAGACCTGCCGCATCAGCAGCGCGGCGTCGTGTTGCTGTCGCGCTGAATACGCACCGCCGCGATCCAGGTTTTGTTCGTAGCCCGCGCAATACCAGGCATCCTTCGCGAGATGTGCGGTGGCCTCGAGGACGCGTTGCATGGTCCCGTCGTAAATCTCTTTGTGGGTGCCGCCGTCGGCCGTCGCGACGAGAATGATCGGGACAAAGCCGGCATCGCGCATGTAGGTGCAGAGGTCGCCGTACTGACTCGGGTGACTCCGAAAATCAAACGTGCGCCCGCCGAAGTAACTTCCGTACCCGCCTTGGACGCACAGTTGAATCGCGTCGACGCCGAGGCCGCGCTTGGTCGCCAGGCAGTCATCGATGCGGGCTCGATTGCCGTCAGCCCACAGCACACCGAAGTAGATCGGATCGAAGACGACTTCACCGGTGCTGTCGCGATGCGAGCAGTACGAGGCGTGCAATGTGCGGCGATCGAGCGGTCGCGGTGCCGGCGCCGCGCCGCTCGCGCCTTGCACCAGTGCGATGTAAGTCTCAGTCGGCGTGAGAGTTGCCATGATGCGGGCTCACTTGTTTGGCGCATCGGGCGCCAGCGGGACGATGAAGGTACGCCCGTCTTTGCCCATCGGCCGATAGACGGCGCCGGCGCCGGTCTTCGCGCACCGTTCATAGGCGCCGGTCGTGCCGGCCGGCCTCGCCTGCCGCTTGCCATCCGGTTGAACGCTGAGCACATCACCCGCTTGTGACGGCTGACAGTTCGGATCATCGATGGGTAAGCCGTTGCGCGAGATGTCCGGCCGCGCGCCGATCGTCGCGGTGAATTCGTTGTTACCGACGTCGATCAGCTGATCGGACGCTAGGCATTCGATCACGCCCAGGCTCGGCAACGTGACTGCTTCGGTGGCGGCGGGTTCGACGTGAAGCTTTGTCATGAGCGGTTCCTTTCTCGACTAGCTCGCGGGTGACGACCTGACGCCGTACGCTGGTCAGCCCATACACGCCAATCAGTTCGCCGTCGGGTGTGTCTTCTGGCGGCACATCGTACGCGAAGAGGTGCCATTCGTCACGGTCTTCCCGCAGGCGCTCGATGCGGACATACACAAGCGGCGGAAACTTCGGCGCCCGCATGTTAGTCGGTGACCCGCACGTAGCACTTCCGCGACACGTCATAGTGCACGTGGCGCGGGTGCGCGCGGGCGAAGCGTTGTAAGTCCATCGAGGCCTGCGGCGTCGAGATGCGAAATTTCCGCTCGAGGTGCTCGCGATTGATGAAGCCGTAGACGTCCAGCATTTCCGCGATCCAACTCTGGCGCTGCTCGGCAAACCAGTTCATCGCATCGTTAGTCTACGCGGTCGCCGAATGCGGTGACCGGAATCATGCACTCGTGAAACGTGCCCGGCGGGTAGTTCGCCTTTTTGATGATCGCCGCGGCCTCGCGCTCGCCATAGCGTCCGGCCTCGGCCAACGTGATCGCGTATCCCATTCGGCCCGCGCGCCACCAGGCCTGATGTTCGATCGACCAGATCACGTACTCCATTTGAGAAGCCTCACGTGCACCTTAGTGAGAGTCACGCGGCGTGGCGCTCGGCCCATCGGCGCCGCAGCGCCAGGCTGATTTTCTTTCGTGCCTCAGCCGACATCACCCGCGGGCCGCGGCGCTTGAGGTTGGTCCGCAGAAACGTCTTGAGTTGTCGTATCTCATGCTGAATTTCCGTGTAGCGAATCGCGGCGCCGCGCTGCGCCAGTTCACGTGTGGTCAGCATCGTTACTCCTTCTGTTCGCCTGTTTCTATTCTCAGGTGCCGGCATCTTATGCGCGAGTGAATACGCTAATACGTTGTGCGCTGTCAAGTCCGCTTGCGTCTGACGCGGGTGCCCTATGCCTTGCACTGGCGCTGCACCGCTGTTACAAATGCATCGCTTTATGCATTGCACAAACACGATATCGGGTTTACGGTTGCCGATCGTGGTTGTCGAATCGTCCCGCCCAGGCTTCTTTTTCGCGAGGTGATCCGTGGCGTCTGCGTCTTCCCAGCGGCGTTATGTGATGCGCGTCACAGCCGGCGAACGGCTGGAATTAACGGTGCGGCGTCGATGTGTCCCGCCTGACGTCGATCGCGCGTTTCATCGATTCATTCTCGCCTTTGCCGATCGGTCGGCGCATCGACCGCATCGGCAGGCTGCATCTTCCGCAATAAATTCAGCAGCGCCGGTCGTGCGCGGTCGGGTAGGTTCTGGTAAAGGGTGACCACTTCGGCCTCGGCCGGGTCGGCTGGTGAGTCGACCAGAGCGCTCAGCGAATGGCCGAAGACTGCCGCGATTCGCGCAAGCGTTTCCAGTAGCTCGGCACTCTCGCCGGTATTCTTCAGGTATCGGCTGAGCCACGGTTGCGGCCGATCGATCAATCGCGCCAGGCGATTCTGACTCATGTGATGAATCCGCATCCATTCGCGGATGCGCTCACGAGCCACGGCATCTTTCGATCGGCCCGCCTTACCGTTCGCCACTGGTGACCTCGCCGCTGCTGTTTTCCGAAGACGCACGTTAGCACTCTTTGGACGCACGTTCTGAAGCCTTAGATGCACTTTTAGCAGTCCTTTGCAACATCGCCGCCCGCGCCTTAAAGCATATGCTCTCTCTCGGTGCCTTGTATATGCGGAAATGAATAATCACGTTTTCCGGCCTAAATCCGCCGTTTAGGTCGCTCGCCGCAGCGCCAGCCTATACAGAATTTGACAACGTGATTCGAGATCGCATAAACCATCGAGGCTGTGAAACCTCAGAACGGAATGCGCCAGATTCGCCGTCGCTTGCGTCGCTCGTACGCGGACCTCCGAAGCTACATGGCTGAGACGCACGACACGCAAGCCAACATCGCGCGACACGTGCGTACGTCGCAGCCCGCCATCTCTCGCTTTGTCCGCGGCTTAACGGTCCCGAAGGCCGACCTCGCGGCTCGCTTAGTTGCGTACGCTCGCATTCCGCTGGCTTCCTTCAAGCGGCGCCGCCGGAGCAAGGTGGCCGAGTGATGTGGCTCGATGCGCTCACGATCGCGCTCGCGCTCTGGTTTCTGCTGCTCGCGATTGTGTTCGCGCTTACGGTCCTTCAATTGGATCGTGATTCGCTGTCGCCTCGCTGGGCACTGCTGGGTGCTCTGCATCGAGCCTGGGCGCGTGTTCTTACGGTGTGTCCGTTGCGCTGCCGAAACGCGCGGGTGGAGTGACTATGCCGACCGACACTGAACCGATCGACATCGACACCGAGACAGGTGAGGTGACTCCGCCGCGGCAGCTCGCGCTGCGCTCGCCGCAGATTCCCGTCACCTTGTCCGAGCTCGCCGCGCTGAAAGGTGAAGCCACGGCGGTCATCGAAGCGCGCGTGCAAGTCATCGCGACGTTACGCACCGCCTCGATTCGGGCGACGTCACCGCCCGACTGGGTGCTGCACAAAGCGCCTGACGAACACGGCGGGCAGGTGGTCGCGTACCTCCAGGATGCCGGCGCCGATCGCGTGCGTGACTTGTGGGGTATCGAAATCTTCGACATCTCGCCGCCAGAAAAAATTGCCGGCACGAATCCCGACGAGTATCACTACTTAGTCCGCGGGTCCGGTCGCTGCAAGTTGACGCGACAGACGATCGAACAGATGGAAGGCGGGCGCTCGTCGACCGACGAGTTCTGCAAAGACAAGTTCGGCGTCGAGCGCGAATTGTTAGTCCGCAAAGCGGCACGCGCGAATCTCGACGGCGGCATCACGCGCGAACTCGCCGGCATGAAGTCGGTGCCGATCGAAGACCTGCGCGCAGCGTGGATCGGGACCACGAAACAAGTCGAACAATGTCGCCTCGGCCGCGGCTTCGGCTCACGTAGTGAGCGCGCCGTCGGTGCTCGCAGCGAGAAAGCACCCGACGTCGATCCACCGATGTGCCCGCACTGCGGTACCGCCGCGGTGTTTCGGCCGGCCAAAGGTGACCGCAAGCCGTTCTACGGGTGCCCGAAATGGGAATCGCACAAAGACAAGCGGTTCTTTGTCGATGCCGCCGACTGGGTGCAGAAACAGAAGGCCGCGGCGCCCGCATCTTCGGCCGCGGCGAGCCCGCCCGTGAGTCCGACGACAGGTCCGGCGCCCACTGTTAGTCCGACATCGGCGCCGCTCACCGCAGCCGAGATTCCGTTTCACCGCGAGCCCGGTCAAGAGGGTTGACCAGTGGCGATCGCGGCGGCAGACATCGCGACGAATGTTAGTCAGGCGTGGGCCGCGTATCTGATCAGCGATCGATCCGCGCGGCCGGCGCCGCACGATCACGTCTACGCCTCAGCCTATCGCACGTGCGAGCGCCGCATGGCGCTCGAATTAGTCGCACCCGCCAGTCAACCGCCGTGGCCCGCTGAAGTCCTCGCCAAGTTCCGCCGCGGCGCCGACCGCGAACGTGACTTGCTGATCGATCTGACGCGCGTCGGCCGCTTCGCGCAGCCCGAGTTCGAGGTAGTCAGTCATCAAGAGCGGTTCCAGTTACGTGACCGCAAAGGCCGCGTGGCGATCACGGGCAAAGTCGACGCGCGCATTCGCACGAACGGTCAGAATGCGCCGCTCGAGGTGAAGGCCTGGGCGCCGTTCTTAGTCGACCGGATCGACACGTTCGACGATCTCTTCAACTCACCGTGGACGCGCAGCGGTGCGTATCAGTTGCTCGCGTATCTGTACGGCGCCGGCGAGCCGTGCGGGTATCTGTTGCTTGACCGCTCCGGGTTGCCGCGGTTGCTGCCGGTCGAACTCGACCGGCACTTAGATGCGATGGAAGATTTTCTCACGCGCGCCGAGCGTGTGTTAGACCATCACCAGGCCGGCACTCTACCAGACTTTCTCGATGATCCCGTCGAATGCCAGCGATGCCCGTTCTACGGTCACACCTGTAACCCGCCACTGAGTGCGGGTCCGATCGACGTGCTCACCGATCCTGAATTGGAATCGCTGTTAGAGCGGCGCGAGAGCTTGAAGGGCGCCGGTCATGATTTCGACTCGCTCGACAAAGAGGTCAAGCAGCGGTTGCGCGGCGTGCTTCGCGGCATCGTCGGCCATTTCCACATTCGGGGTAAGTGGGGTGCGCAGTCGCACATCGAGTTACCCGCCGACTTGAAAAAGCAATACACGACAACCGATCCGAAAGGTCGCTTTACGCTCGACATCGTTCGTTTGTGAAAGGATGCCGGCCATGCCTGACGACACACCCGCCGATCGCACCATTCCGTTTCCGGCTGAGTCGCCGGTGACGACGGTCCCCGACGAAGACGAGCGCGACGAAGACACCGACACCGACGAAGAAGAAGACGAGGACACTGACGAAGGTGACTCGTGACCGACTGGATTCGTCGCAATGAAACATACCTCGGCGAGATCGCCCGCGCCGCGGAACTCAGTGACACCGCGTACCTCGAGGTGCTCGAAGACCTAGTGGATCGCGCGGAGTCCGCGATCGACGCGAAGAAAATGGAGCTGGACGCCGACGACGGTGAGCCATGAGGCACCCGCACGTGATCGCACGTGAGCAGCGCGCGATGCGTCAGGCGCGCGTGAGTGGGCGCCGGCATCGCCTCGACGATCGTGAGTCCGACGATGCGCGGTACACCGACGATTTCATCGAGCCGTATCAGTCGCGCCGATCGGCCTGCGTCGCCTTAGTCGACACCGATCGCGGCTGGAAAAAAGGCGGTCAGTTTCTCGCGCATGGGCCCGCGATCGACTTCGCGAACACCTGTGCCCGGCACTGCGTGGTACGTGACGCGCGCACCTGGCGCGTGATTTTTGACAACCGAAAGGCGTGACGCATGTTTGCGACGGTCGACACGATCCGTATGAGTGCGGTGCGCTCGCTGCACTCGACCCTTGGTCTGGCTGAAATGGCGATCTTGCAATGGGTGCTTTTCGCTGAGTCGATCGGCGTGCCGCCGTCGACGGTGCACGATGCCCGCGTGCTCGCGCAGACGATCGAAGCCTTCGGGAAATCACATCAGGTCGCTGACGTGACGGAGCCCTGATGTGGTCGCGGCTGGCCGACGAACTCTTCGATCACCCGAAGGTCACCGAGGCCGCCGATCAACTCGGCCCGCATACGCATTGCCTGGTGATCGGGTTCTACTCGATGGCTCTGATGTGGAGTAACCGCCATCTGACCGATGGCGTTTTGTCAAATGCCGTAGTCAAAAGTTTTTCGCGCTATGTCATTAACCCTACGTCCATCGCTGACGCGCTTGTGCACGCAGGCTTGTTTGACAAACACGAGAGCGGCTACCGCATTCATGACTTTCGTGACTATAACCCTAGTGCCTTAGATATCAAGAGGAAGCGGCGAGCCGATCGTGAGCGGAAGGCCGCGGAACGTGGTGGAAATGGGCGGGCATGAGTTATGCCGTCCGCGTGGAATCCAAGCGGACACCTCGCGGACTCGGGCGCGCGCGCGTTACGCGCGCGATCCGGTACCGGTACCAGTAAGAAGATCTGGATGGTTAGTAGCAACAAGCTGATTTGAAGCGCCTGATGTAATTAGGCGCGCTTCAAATCAGCGCCTGAGGTACTTAGCAGCAACCGCCGACCAACTCAACGCCATGGACGGCGAAGAATACACGCTCACCGTCAACGCGCGGCCGGATCTCCACCGCGATGACGGCTCGCCGAGTCAACCGGGCGATGTGCTGAGTGTGCAGACCGACGGCACGCTGCAAACGCGAGGCGAAGGGACGGCCGGGAATTTCGAGCGCTGCTGTAAGACCAGCGCCGGTCTGGTTTATCGGCCTGTCGGCGTCGACGGGCGCTCGTTCCTGATTCCGCTGGCGCAGGACGCACCGAACAAGTAATGGCTAAAAAAACGCAACTCTCACGACAACGGAGCCGGCGGCCTGGGCCGCTGACGATTCCGATGCAGCCGCCATTTGAACAGTTGCTTGTTCAGGTCAAGATCACGAACACATTACTCGCCGCGCAGCTTCTCCAGCATGTCAGTCAGCAGGACATTATCGGCTTGCTGAAGGGAGTGGGCGCGTCGCATCAAGCGATCGCCGACATCCTCGGCACGTCCTACGCGACGGTCGCCGTGTCGGTCGGACGGATCCGGCAACGGCGAGAGCGTCATCAACAAGCGGAAGAGGTCACCAATGCGGAAGAGGTCACCAATGCCGACAAAGGAACGGCTGCCGAAGCGAATTTACGTGAACCGGGAGACGGACCCGAGCGATTCGACTCTGTCCTGGCTCAATGCCAGCGAGAGCACCGATCAGATTGAAGACGGTGAACAGGTTGGCATTTACGAACTGACAGAGACGCGCACGAAACGCGTCACGCACGATCTCAAGGCCCGTTCATGAGACCTGAGGCTTATATCGTCCTCTCGAGGACTTCGACATCTGACCGCACGATCGCACGGCTGCGCGCTTTGTTGGCGAGCATAAACGACTGGCTCGGCAACGAAGAAGGCTTGCTGATTGAAGATGTCGTCCAGTGGCGGGATCAACTCGAAGCCGCCCTCGCAGACACAGAGCGCCCCGAGGAAGTGCGAGGCCCTTGTTGCGAGGGTAAACCCGACGGTTACGAATGCAACTGTCCCTGCCATGTGGGAGCATCGAAGGAACTGATGGTGGGGCCAGCCTATCAGCCTAAGCCGTCCGTGTTGAGCGAGATTCACTCGCCCTTCTGCCCTGACTGTGGCGCGACGATGTGCACGCACCATCCTTTTCCGACGGAAGAGGATGTGCCATTGCAGATTCGGCGGGAACTATTGGCGTGTGCGAGCAACAAGGGCATCAGTTACTACTGGCTGTGCGCTGTTTATCGCGAAGGGGTTCGAGCCGAGCGCCCCGAGCCGCAGGAGCAGAAATGAAGAAGCGTCTTGTCCGCTTGTCGATTGAGGTAATCGGCGTCACGGATCGCGATGCATGGGAATGGGGCGATGCAATTGCGAGGAACC